TAAGCCACTCGCACTCGGCTTCAGTTAATGACCCAGGGCACTCGCACAGTAATGTAACGCAATATGGCAACCCAATAACTCGAATGGGATCTGGAACAGGAAGGCAAGCCGGTACATCTCCTGACTCGGCGTTAGGAAAATCTGATAACGGATCGAACACAGATAACGCTAGTACAGGTATTTCAGTAAGCATTAGCTCAACAGGATCTTCGGGCACTAACGCAAACTTACCTCCGTACTATGCACTTTGCTTCATTATGAAACTGTAAGAAGTTTAACTAATAAATATATAAACATTTTGGGACTATTAAACTATGGCATACGAAGTTAACAAATTTAATGGAACGTTTTTAGTATCAGTTGCAGACGGTACAATTGATACAACTACAGATTTACGTTTCATTGGTAAAAATTACGCCGGGTACGGCGAAGTTCAAAACGAAAATTTCCTACATTTGCTAGAAAATTTTTCAAATACTACACCTCCACCGAAGTCTGTAACAGGTCAAATTTGGTATGATTCTCAAAATAAAAAATTAAAATTTTATGACGGGTCAAAATTTAAAGTTGCTAGCGGTGCAGAAGTTAGTTCTACAGCACCGTCTGGTTTAGCAACAGGTGATTTTTGGTGGGATTCGTCAGCAAAACAGTTGTATGCCTATAACGGAACTGGATATACGTTAGTTGGTCCAGTGTCCAGCCCAGACCTAGGAACTTCAATTATAGCTGGTGAAGTTGTAAAAGGAACTATTTCGTCTGATATTGGACCTCATACAATATTAAAAGTAATTACAAATGATAAAGTTGTTGGTATTTTCAGTAGAACTGAATTTACACTTGATAATGCACAAAATCCTATCGAAGATTTTACATATATTAAGAAAGGATTTACTCTAGCTAAATCACAAACAGGTGTTTCAACAGACGACTACGTTATGTGGGGCACAGCTCAAAATGCGAATCAGTTAGGCGGAGTCAATGCTGATCAGTATATTAGAGTTGGTGATAACGCATTTACATCTGAAGTAGCATTCAGCGATCCTGGATTTACAGTAGGCGATGCAACCGGCGGTGATCTAAGAATTCGTGTTGAAAACGGCGACGAAACTATTATTGAAAACCGGTTAGGAAATCCTATATATTTTAGAATTTCAGTAGTTCCAACAGTTGATGAAAGAGATGTTGCTGTGATAACATCAACAGGTATTGTGCCTGGAGATAACAGCACTTATTCGTTAGGCACTGACAGCAGTAAATGGGTCAACGTTTATTCTACTACATTTACCGGAAGTCTTGTTGGAAATGTTACTGGAAATTCAACAGGAACGCATACAGGAAGTGTTTTAGCCACCGACTCTACAGTATTAATAGACGGAACTACAAAACAGATTGGATACACTGGTGCAACCTTAGTAGGAACATTAACTGGTTCTGTAACAGGATCAGCATCGACCGCAACTAATGCTGGAAAATTAAATGACCTAGAAGCAACTAGTGATATTCCTGCAGGCGGCGTAGCATCTATCCCAATTAGAGATACAAGTGGTAACATTACTGCTAATCAATTTATTGGAACGTCTAATAATACAGATAAATTATTCCTTGACAAAACCAATGCAGTTACAGATCCTGCTTGGAGTGATTCAACAGAATCTACACAATATAGAACAGCAAGATTAACAGCAACTGCCTATTCTATTGCTGCTAGAGATTCTAGCGGAAATTTAACAGCAAATATATTCAATGGTACAGCAACAGCAGCTAGATACGCTGACTTGGCAGAAAAATATCTAACAGATAAAGAATATGAACCAGGTACAGTTGTTATAGTAGGCGGAGAAAAAGAAGTTACAGCAGCAGATGTTAATACTCGTGCAATTGGTGTAGTTTCAACTAATCCTGCTTATATGATGAACAAAGATCTAGAAGGCGGAACATATATTGCTCTAAAAGGTCGTGTTCCTTGCAAAGTTTACGGCGCAGTTAAAAAAGGAGATCGCTTAGTTGCAGGACCAGGCGGCGCAGCTATTGCTGCACACGGCAATTATGCTAATGTATTTGCTGTGGCATTGGAATCAAACGGTAACGATGGCGTTAAATTAATCGAAGCATTGGTGTTATAATATGACTACAAACGGATCAGATATCTTATCTTCTGATTATAATTCTATCAGAGCCAAAGCAGTATCGTTGTTAGGCACAGGTTCAGGGCAACGTGGATATAATCAGACGATTCAATCGTCCGATGTGTTTGCAGGTAATCAAATCACTAAAGCCCAATGGGACGCATTGCGTTATGATATTGTTAATATTAAGTACCATCAGGATGGTGCTGTTCCTAACATAGTAACTATTAACTCCGGTGATTTAATTGGATACGGAGCATCTTATCCTAATAACAATTATGACACAATAATTAATTCTGCAGTAGAAAATAAGTTTAATATTTCTCCAAGTACTTCCACAGTAACAACAAAAATAGGCCAAACAACAACATCGACTTGGTCTTCATCAGCCACAGTAACAGTTACAGTAACATTCTCCTCATCTGACGAAGCAAGATATTTCTTCAACAGTGGAGGAAAAATTAGAGTATCGTCGGCTTTTTCCGGAAATACATCAACATTACAAAATGGAGCCTGGGCTTATTTGTTATTAACTGTAGGTACAGTATCGTTTGGAGCAAATACTCATCCAACATTAAATTATTACACTATGACTAATTCCTACCAAACGGTTTTTAGTCAAGCTCAAAGTACACCGTATTCTGCAAATAATTACAGCATAGAAGTTAAAACAGACGTAGCTGATAATTCAGAAGGTACTGCAAAAATATTATATTTTAAAATAACATTAAATGACGGATATACCGATCCAAGTCCAGGAAATCCACCTCCTCCGGGCGATTCTGTTAGCGGGACACTTTCGGTTGCTATTTCAGAATTAAAGGCTTCGGGAACACTATTACCAACCGGAAATTGGACAATAACTAGTCCTACATATTCAATTTCTAGTTATTCAGTTTATTAAATAATTAAATAACGACATGGCTGTTAATGATCTAATTAAAGTTGCGGATTACAATTCTATTCGTGCAAAAGTGGCTCAGGTATTTGGGACCGGCTCAGTAACCTACGGTTACGGACAAACATTACTAAGCAGCGATGTTTCAGTAAGCAGCAAAGTTACAATTAATGAATGGGCAAATTTAAAATATGATATAATAAATGCTTATGTACATCAAAACGGAACACTTCCTACTATTTTAACAGTAAACGAGGGAGGTACTGTACGTTACAGTACAACAGATGCTCCAGTTACAACGTATGATACTCTTGCCACATCTATAGAAACTAATAGATTTTCAGTAGGAGCTGGTTTATCATTAGTTACCAGTACGGTGTCAACTTCTAGAAACGGATCCTGGAGCAATTCTGCAAAGGCAACTGTGCAATTTTATTGGGCCAATGCTACTCAAGCAAGACATTTTTTTAACAGTGGCGGAAAAATTCGAGTATCTGCTTCTTTAGGAACAGACGGTACTGCATCTGCACAAAATCAAAAGTGGAGAGAATTACTAGCAGCAGTTGGTTCTAGAGATTTTGGCGGATCGACATCTACAACTCCGGCAAACGGAGCAAGTTGGTACCAGTGTAATAATTCATTCCAAACATATTATAGTGCCAATGCTTCAAGTCCATACGGAAGCAATTCTATTCAATTAAAATCTAGAGTTGTTGATCAACCTTTGAATGTAAACGGACTTGCTGCGTCTGGCGAAATCGAAATAAATTTAGTTGACGCATACTCCGATCCAGGTTTTCCTCCACCAGGGGACTTAGTTGACGGAACAGTAACAATGAATGTTAGTGTAGTTTATCCAACCGGAATCCTTTACCCTTTAGGAACAGGCAATTTTACTGTTACAAATCCAACGTTTAGTATTGGATCAATCACGTTCTCTTAATTTTTTTCTCCCTACAATCCCACAACATAAATAATGTGCGCACATTATTGGAGATTGTATGGACGACCTTTTGAAAAAATCGTTAGACTTTTCTAACTACCAACAAACTTTTTCAATTCAACGTAAAATCCTTAAAGAAAAAATTGAAGCCAAATTAACATACGGTGTTAATGGTGGAATATTTTATATTGATCAAACACTTCTAACTTTTGTTGAGATGCTTTGCAATAAAGGAAGGACAGATAGCATTATTCTAGATAAAAATAACACACCGATTTTAATCGAAAGTTTAGAAGATTTTAAAAATGAAATTTTTAATAGATATTTTGAATCGTCAAATGAATATTATACGGCCTATCAAAATTTAAAGAAAAGCCGATCTGTTGAAAAATTATTAGAACAATGAATACAGGTATTTTAATTTATGCTCACAATAATCGAACTCTCGATTACGCATTAATGTCTTTAATATCTGGAGGCCTTGCTAAAAAAAATTTAAATGTTCCTGTATCTTTAGTAACTGATCCTTCGACTGTTGAGTGGATGAAAGAATCAAACATATTTGAAAAAGCAATGTCAGTATTTGAAAATTTAATTATTATAGATAGACCGATTACAAACAATCAAAGAAAATTACACGACGGTGAGGAGTCTACAACTGTGCCGTTTATAAATTCTAATCGACATAGTGCCTGGGAATTAACACCTTACGATAGAACATTATTAATTGACAGTGATTATTTAATTTTTTCAGATCATCTAAACAAGTACTGGAATGTTGATTGCGATGTTATGATAGGTGAATCTATTAACGACATTTATAGTAATGATAGATTAGGTTATTTAGATAAACATATATCTGATACTGGAATTAAAATGTATTGGGCAACCACTGTAATGTTTACTAAGAATGAAAATTCTAAACTATTTTTTGATATGGTAGGTTTAATAAAAGAAAATTATGAATATTATTCAGACATTTTTGGATTTAATCCTACACAGTATAGAAATGATATTGCTTTCAGTATAGCAAAACACATATTAGACGGATTTGAACAATCCTCAGTCAACTCGCTTCCGCCAGTGTTAACAACATTAGACAAAGATATTTTGTACAGCGTAGACAATGACAAATTAAAATTTTTAATAAATTACAATCTTGACAGTAATTATTTTCCTTCGTCTGTGAGCAATATAGATATTCATATTATGAATAAACAAAGTATTATTAGGCACAAAGATAAATTATTGGATTTAATATGAATTTTGGATATTTGTTAATTGTTGCCGAAAACAAAACTGTAGATTATTTACAGTTGGCATATGCATTGGCACTTAGTATAAAAAACACACAAAAAGAAGGCTATGATAAAGTTGCCATAGTCATTGACGACAAATCTAAATTAGACAAATTAAAAAGCTCTTGGGTATTTGATCACGTTATCGAATGGAGTCAAGAAACATTCTGGGATGGTAGAAGTTGGATGGATAAACTAACTCCATTTGACCATACGGTGTGTCTTGACGTCGATATGTTATTTTTTAGAGATTACAGCCACTGGATTGATTATTTTGTTGAAAATTCTGAATTATATGTAGCTAATGACACGTATACATATCGTGGAGATTTAGTAACTAACGATTTTTATAGAAAAACTTTCACAAAAAATGATCTTCCAAATCTTTATTCTATGTGGACATTCTTTAAAAAAGATTCTAATTTAGCAGACGACTTTTTTAAGTTAGGTCGATATATAATTAAAAATCCAACTGAGTATTCTAATTTGTTTTTAACACAATATAAACCAAAGGTGTTAGGAACTGATGAAGCATTTGCCTTGTCTGCAAAAATTTTAGATATTGAGGCAGAAATAGCCTATAAATTAGAATTTCCTAAAATTGTACATATGAAGCCAATGATACAAAATTGGCCTTGGCCGTCTGACAAGTGGAGCAATCATATTGGATTTTATTTGAATAAAAAAGGAAATTTAAAATTAGGAAATTTTCAACAACATAATATTGTTCATTATGTTGAAAAAGATAAAATTACAGAAGAAATAGTTAGCATTTTAGAGGAAATAGTATGGAAGAAATAGTAATTGATGATTTTGATGTATGGTTAGCTAATTTTAAAATTGCTGAAGTTAATTACGTTGCAGTCTTCGATCCTTTTTCCGGAAAAGTAATTTCCGTAGGGCCTGACACAGCATTTAAAGATGAAAAACATAAAGTAAACATTGACACCTTAATTGCTGAATCTATTATTGATGGAAAATTGGGTATTGAAAAGTGTTTGGTTGATATTAACTCTAATGAATTTGAAATTTCTGAAATTCGTACATTAACAAAGTTAGACGATATTTTACATAGAGTTGTTTCTTTAAAATATTCCGAAATAGAAAAACCAGATGTGTACATAACACACATAGCTGATAGCGGTGTTTTAATTATAGAGTTATCTGAAGAATTTGGCGGAACAAAAAAGGTAAACCAAGAAGTTAAAAAACGAAATTTTGTTTGGGACGGAGATACTGAGATGAAATTTTACATCACCGAATATAACGATCCTAACTTGATTTTTGATACAATTTCTGTTAAAATTAATGAACTTATCGGAGATTCCAAGGTTATTAACGATATAGATTATAGTACGTTTAGCGTTTATACAAGACGTCTGTTTAAAAATTATGTGATTGAATACAAATGAAAACTATAGAATTTGATGTTATCTTTTTAAGTTACGACGAACCCAATGCAGATTTACACTACGCTGATCTTTGTACCAAAGTGCCTTGGGCAAAACGTGTACACGGTGTTAAAGGCAGTGATCACGCACACAAAGCAGCAGCAGAACAAAGCGAAACTGATTGGTTTATTACTGTTGATGCAGATAATATTGTAGATCCTAGATTCTTTAATATTGATTTAGATATGAGCGATCCAAAGATACAGGTCTATGGATGGTGCGGCCGCAACGTTATCAATGGCCTGCGTTACGGTAATGGTGGATTAAAAATCTGGAAAAAAGATTTTGTTCTTAATATGAAGACACACGAGAACTCGGATAGTGATAGAGGACAAGTAGATTTTTGTTGGGAAGATGGTTATCGAAATTTTCCTTTAAGTTTTAGTGATAGCATTATAACTGGAAGTCCGTTCCAGGCCTGGAGAGCAGGATTTCGTGAAGGCGTAAAAATGACTCTCCTTGACGGTGTCAAAGTACCTCCTATGGAAATTAAACAACACATATGGTGGCACAATATTCATAGATTACGTATGTGGTCAACAGTTGGAGCTCACGAAGAACACGGTACTTATGCAGTATTAGGTGCTCGTATGGGAACCTGGATGACTAATTGTACAGATTGGAATTATGTTGACGTTAGAGATTTTGAAATCCTAAGAGAAATATATGAAACAAAAGTTAATCATACCTTTGTAGAAGAAGATGCACAAGATTACGGAACTAAAATTAAACACGAATTAGGATTAGACTGGCCGTGGTTAGATGCACGTCAAAGCAAATATACATTAGATTTATACAATGAAACAATGAATCTAAACGATACATATTTTAAGATGCCGGTACCTGCAAATGTATGATATTTTTTATGTTTCTAAAACTGAAGGAAATGACGATACTTGGCTAAAAATAAAATCTAAGTATCCGTTATCTCAACGTTTGACAAACATAACAACATATGATCAGATTAAATCTAAATCTTTTACAAAAATGTTCTGGGTTATCTGGGACGATATAGATTTAGTAGATACGTTTAATTTAACAGAGTACAAAGCCACTAAGTGGGACGATATGTATGTTCACGTTTTTAAAAACAGTGAACACTATGATGGTATATGTTTGTTTCCTAAATCAACTACAATTTCTCAAAGAGAATTTGATAATAGATTTTTTACAGACAAAAAAGAAATAGATATAGTTGCCAGTGTTCCGTTAGGATACGATAAATTTAATATTAATAATTACGATGATTATTTAAATGCTATTGAACATTCTAATACAGATATGTTTTGGGCAATTTGGCCTGACGTAAATGTCAAAAAAGATTTTAAATTTAATTATAAAGTTCCTAAGCATAATTCTAATATTGTCCATATTTTTAAAAATGGAGAATTTTTTGACGGCATTTGCTTATTTCCAAAAAATGTAAAAGTTTCTAAGAGAGAATTTTATCATAGATTTTTTGCAGATAAAAAAGAAATAGATATTGTTGCAAGTACACCGAAAAAATATAGTGTATATTCTCCTAATACATTTGAAGAATATCAACAAATTAAAGATGATATGTTTTGGGTCGTATGGCCCGAGACTAAAATTATAAATGAATCGGTACTTGATTTATACTTTAGTCATCATAATACATATGATCGTAGAGAAAATCATATTTTTAAAAATTTATGTAATGATGTTGAGTCTTATATAAGCGGCATGGTTCTTTGCAGTAAGTATAAACAGATGTCCCCAACAGAGTTTGAAAGTCAATATGCCACTGATAAAAAAGAATATAATATTGTAGCAAGCAAATTTCAATATCCAGTATACAATATATCAACATACGATCAATATTTAGAAATTGTTAAAAACGAAAAACAAAAAATGTTTTGGTGCATATGGCCTAACATTGAAATTTTAGATAATACTATTTTTGATTTATATTTTGATCCTAACGACGGCAAATATGATCACGATAGAGAAGAAAATCATATGTTTAAAAATTTATGCAATGATAAAGAATCCTATTTAAATGGTCTTGTTCTATGTTCAACATCTAAAATTATTTCTCAAAGAGAATTTAATAGACGATATTTAATTGATAAAAAAGAACACAATCGTGTTGTTAGCCGATATAGATATAATAGATATACGTTAACTACCTATGATGAATATCAACAAATTATAGAAAAAGAAACTCAACCTTTGTTTTGGGGAATATGGCCAGAAATTGATATAACTGACGAAACAGTTTTTGATTTATATTTTGATCCTAACGACGGCAAGTCCGATCACGATAGAAAAGAAAATCATATGTTCAAACATATGTTTAACGGTACAGAAATTTATATTAACGGGTTAGCATTATTTTCAAAGACAAAGGTTATAGGTCATCGAGAATTTAAACATCGATTTTTAATAGAAAGAAAAGAACACGATCGTTTAGTTTCTAAGCATCGATTATATGACGTTGTTTTTATCAGTTACAACGAACCTAATGCAGATGAAAATTATAATAGATTGCTGGTCAAGTGTCCTCGAGCAAAAAGAGTCCACGGTGTTAAAGGAATACATCAAGCGCATATTAAGGCAGCTGAAATGTGTAACACTGATATGATATGGATAGTTGATGGCGATGCAATCATTGAAGATAATTTTAATTTTGATCTAACTATGTCTAGTTATGACATAGATTGTGTTCACGTGTGGCGTAGTAGAAACCCAATAAACGATTTAGAATATGGTAACGGTGGTGTAAAATTATTACCAAGACTATTAACATTATCAATGGATGTAACAACTCCGGATATGACAACTTCTATATCTAAAAAATTTAAAGCTATGGATGATGTATCGAACATTAATTCGTTTAATACAGATGAGTTTGCAACCTGGAGATCAGCATTTAGAGAATGTTGTAAATTATCAAGTCGTGTAATTGAACGTCAATATGAAGATGAAACACAACAAAGATTAGATGCTTGGTGTTCATTAGGAATTGATAAACAATATGGCAAGTATGCAATTGCAGGTGCTATTGCAGGACGTAAGTACGGAGAAGAAAATAAAAACAATCCCGATGCATTAAGAAAAATTAATGACTTTGAATGGTTAAAGGAACAGTTTAGTGGAATACAACCGTAATATAAAAGGCAACGAGTTGAAAGAAATAAATGGCAAGTATGAATCTAGATACTTTGCCGACGCTGACTACGTTCAAAAAAAACTTAATGAAGTAAGTCCTAGTTTTTGTTTGGCTAAATGGTATAATGTTAGTATACATATTCCTACAGGTAAGACACACAGTTGTTACCATCCTAGAGCACATCAAGTTCCATTAGAAGAAATACGTATTGATGTTAGTGCATTGCATAATACAAAGTATAAAAAAGAACAACGAAAGTTAATGTTAGAGGGAACTCGTCCTAACGAATGCGAATTTTGTTGGCAAATTGAAGATAGTGGAACACAGTTAAGTGATCGTGCTTACCGTAGCAAGGATGTGTGGGAAGATGGTTTAATTGATGAAGCACAGTTAATAGGCTACTTGGGTAATTCTAATCCAAGATATGTCGAAGTTAATTTTAACCAAGCCTGTAATTTTAAATGTAGTTATTGCAGTCCTCATCTATCTACTGCCTGGCATAAAGACGTTCAAGCAAATGGAGCATTTATTTTAAAGGATAGATGGCACAATGATATCAATTGGATGAAAAGTCTTAATATTGATAATGGTCCTGATAATCCCTATTTGTTAGCATTCTGGGAATGGTTGCCTCAAATATACCCAACACTACATACTTTCCGTATGACTGGCGGCGAGCCGCTAATGGACAAGAACACATTTCGTATGTTTGATTACGTTAAAGAACATCCTAAAAAAGATTTACATTTAAGTATAACTAGTAATTGTTGTCCACCTGGCGATCAGTGGAAAAAGTTTATGACAAGTCTTAAAGAAATTACTGATGCAAACGCCATTGATCATTTTATGTTATATTGTTCTTTAGATTCTTGGGGAGAACAAGCAGAATATATTCGCAACGGGATGGATTTTAATTTACTGTATAACAACGTATGTGATTATTTGCAAAATAGTGAAAAACATAGTTTAACATTTATTATTACTTTTAATGTGTTAAGTTATACAGGATTTTATAACTACATTGAAAATATTCTTAAATTGAGAAAACAATTTAATAAAGGTCGTCAATTAATTTGGTTTGATGTTCCTCAATTAATGGATCCTGATTTTTTAAATCCTAAATTAATGCCTGAACTAGTTTCTGAATTAGAGCGAACAATTGACTTTATGAAATACAATCCGGAAACACGTTGGAATGAATTTAAAGGATTTAGTGATTTTGAAATCAGTAAAGTTCAACGATTAGTTGATTGGATTAAATCGAATACAGGATTTAATACAGAGACAGCTAAAGAAAATTTTTATTTATTTTTTAGCCAGCACGACGAGCGAAGAGGTACAAATTTTTTAAATACATTTCCAGAACTAACTAATTTTTGGAAACAATGCGAGGCAATATGCAAGAAAGTAGAGTGACATTTATTAAAAATGTTCGAGATAGATTAAACAAAGTAGGTGAAGGGTTTTGTGCAATGAAATGGTTGCACCAAACTTTATATCTGCACACAGGCGATAACCATAGTTGTTATCATCCACGTCCACACCATATACCATTAGATGAAATAGCAATTGATCCTAGTGCATTACATAATACAAAATGGAAAATGCAACAAAGAAAAACAATGTTAGAAGGTGGAAGACCGGAAGAATGTTACTATTGTTGGAACATAGAGGATCTACCAGGCGAACATATTAGTGATCGAATGATACATAGCTCTAGTGATTTTTCAGAACCATTGATAGAATCGTTAGCAGAATTGCCGTGGGATGCTCCTATCAATCCGCGGTATCTAGAGGTCAGCTTTGGTAACGGTTGTAACTATCGTTGCGGATATTGCTGTCCACAAGCTAGTACAATGTGGATGGAAGAAATTAAAAAACACGGCAATTACGACCTAACATATAATCAATACGGAATTGAATTTTTAGAACACGGAACATACTATGGACCTAAAGATGAAAATCCCTACATTGAAGCATTTTGGAAATGGTGGCCTAGTTTACGTAAAGACCTTCATACACTTCGTATTACTGGCGGAGAACCGTTAATGAATCCAGGAGCAATGAAATTTTTTGATTTGCTAGAAGATGAACCAGCCCCCCATTTAGAAATTACTCTAAACAGTAATTTAGGAGTTACCTTTGATAGAGTTGATAGATTAATTACTCGAGTTACTAGTTTAGTTAAACAAAAGAAAATTCGTAAATTTAGTTTTTTTACTAGTATTGATAGTTGGGGCGAACAAGCAGAATATATGCGCACAGGGTTAAAATGCGACCACTGGGAACGCAATATGATTGAAGTTATTAAAGCTGGTGCAACTGTTAATTTAATGTGTACCTATAATGTTTTATGTGTGACTAATTTTCAAAAGTTATTACATAAGGTAATTGAATGGCGTGAAAAGTTTGGATTTGAATCAGTATCCTTTGATACACCGTACCTAAAAGAACCTCCTCACTGGATGATTAACATACTTCCAACAGAGTTTATTAAATATCAAGAAGAAACATTACAATTTATTTTAGATAATAAACAATGGTTCACAGATGTTGAGTATGAAAAAATGTTAAGGGTAACTGATTATATGAAAGAGAACCCAGTTAGTCCTGAAAAAATAAAACAAGGTCAGAGAGATTTTTATTCATTTTTTACAGAAAACGATAAAAGATTAGGAACAAGTTTATTAAAAACATTTCCTGAATATACAGAATTCTACAATTACTGTAAAACAATTTATGACAACTATGATAACTGAAAAAAATAAAAACTCTTGGTGTGTAAATGCGTTTCACGCAATGAGTGCCAACAATGATGGCAGTACAAAAATGTGCTGTATGATTGTAGATTCTTATCAAAATTTAATGTTTTTTCCTAATAAATTAATGATTGGTAAAACATCTATCCAAGAAAATTTTAACAATAAAATAGCTGAAAAAATTAGAAATAATCTAGATAAAGGCGTTCGCGATCCGGCTTGTAAATTTTGTTGGGAAGAAGAAGATGGCGGCAGAAAAAGCAAACGTCAACGAGATAATGATCGATACTTTCACGAAATAGAATGGCGCGATCGAACTCCCTATACTGGCCTGGCAAAATTTGAATTAAATCTAGGAAACACCTGTAACATTAAATGCAGAACGTGCCATCCTTCTATTAGTTCTTTATGGATGAAAGAAGCCTATGACTTAGATCATAGTAGCAAAATGTCTTATAAGGAATATAGCGAAGGGATGAAGAAATATCATCAACAATACGATGAAGACAGTCCATTTTGGGATGACCTTGCTAATAATTTAGAAACAATAAAACAGTTTGATTTTTATGGCGGCGAACCGTTCCTGAGCAAGAAGATGTGGGAAATATTACGTATTTGTGTCGACAAGGGTTATGCAAAAGATATAGAGTTGCATTATAATACAAATGGAACCACCTGGCCAAAAGAAACAGAATTATGGCAGCATTTTAAATATATTAATCTAAGTTTTAGTATTGACGGAATTGGAGAACAATTCGAATATATGAGATTTCCAGCCAATTGGAATGAAGTTTGTATTAATATGCAACAGGCAAGATCTTATAAAGATACATACAAAAATATGTCCATTAGTTGGTGTATTACCTTAAGTTCTATTAACATATTTTACCTTCCTAACATTTTAAATGAATATTATAAATCTTACCCTGACCTAGGAGTTTATCTAAATTTAGTACACGGCCCAGAACATTTTAATATTGGTAAAATGCCAGACAATGTTAAAGAAGAAGTAATATCTAGATTAGAAAAAATTCCAAAAGAATACGTAAGTGCGTGGTATCAAATTCCTGGAATCATTGGATTTATTAAAAACGGTAAATTTAAAGATGCTGTTTGGCAAACATTTATTTCAACAATAAAAAAACATGACCAGTACAGAAATCAAGAATTTTCAAAGGTATTTCCTGAGTATTCGAAAATAATAGGTATGTAATATGAACTTTTGGAATTTTAATGAACTAACTCAGATGCACATAGAATTGACTAATGCTTGCAATGCTGCTTGTCCTATGTGCGTAAGATTTTATAATAATAGTCCTTTGACACGGCCCGATCTAGAAATAGGTCAAATAACATTAGAACAATTTAAAAAATATTTTCCTCCTGAAATTATTCAACGTTGTAGTTTAATATTATTTTGTGGTGTACACGGGGATCCTTGTGTTGCTAGAGATATGTACGAAATATGTGAATATATAGATTCTGTAAATCCTAATATTTCTGTTAGAGTCAACACAAATGGCGGAATGCGCAGATCTATCTGGTGGGAAAAATTAGGAAAATTATTTTCTAAACATCCTTGGAGCAGTTCAAATTATTGGTCAGTTACATTTAGCATAGACGGTCTTGAAGATACTAATCACATTTATAGACGAAATGTTGATTGGAAAATTCTTATGGAAAATGCAGAATCGTTTATTAATGCTGGTGGTCCTGCTATATGGGATTTCCTTATTTTTAAACACAACGAACATCAGATAATTGAAGCAAAACGTTTTTCTGAAAAGATGGGTTTTAAAGAGTTTGTTCCTAAAAAAGCACTAGGCGTTGACAACGGAACAGAGCTAGTACATTTGGTAGCTCTTAATAAAGAAGGAGAACTTGATTATACTATAGAAGCTCCTGTTGATCCAAAAAATAGAAATTTAGAAAATCCAACAGGTGTATCTCCAATAAAATATTATCCTTTTAAAATAGATAACTATCGATCATTAAAAGAAACAAAATCTACCGGTAAAGATTTTCAAAATCAAGTGTTAACTGTTTACGAAGATAAAATTTTAAAAACTGATAATACAAAATATGACGGGTGCAAAATTAATTGCAAATCAAAAGTTTGGACAAATGGAAAAAAAGAAATATTTGTTGATAATTTTGGTCGAGTAATGCCTTGTTGTTATATTGGTACTCGATTAAATGGATTATATTCAGAAGCAGCAACATTGCAATTACATAAACATATGAATGATTACGGATGGGATAAGTTTGATCTAAATATTCATTCGTTAGAAGAAATTTTATCAAGTGGACATTTAGATCGTGTATTTGCAGATAGTTGGTCTAAGGACACTATTAAAGATGGAAAATTACTTTATTGCTCTGAAACCTGTGGCGTTCATAGCAGTATTGATAGAATTTTTACTCACGAAATAATTAAAGAAAATCCAAGATGGGCAAAAACTGTATGAGTTTAGAAATATTATATTCTGGTCAAGTTAGGTTTGCAGAAGCTGCTAAACGTCAAGCAGAATGTTTTAAAGATGTAAATCACAATAATATTTTTAGCGTACTTGATTATCTGCAAGATTCGCATTCATCTCTTTCATTAAAATCTACTCATATGATAGAGGAAGATAAAACTTTTGAATTTGCATTAGACCACTTAAAAAACAAATTAAAACCTACTGTTGTCGATGTCTACAATAGGAGTCATTTGGTAGAATGGTATAAGTCTGCATACAAGGTCAGTGAAGAAGATAATTACAAAGTTTTTTATATTCAGCATATATATTCTTTTATACAAGGATTAAAAAAAACTAAATCCGAAGTTGTAATATCAATTACAACTGATTTAATAGTTGAAGGTGATATTAATGCATTTTTAAAAAATGTAACTCAAGATAAACCAAAAGTTTGGGTACATAGACATTCAGATTTAATTACTCCTCACGTTATAGCTTTAAACAGGCCTGCAATAGATACTATATGCCAACGCGGAGATGAATTTTTAAATAATTTTTTTAATCTGTATTCTAACTCAGAATGGGAGAGATCGGAAAAAATATGGGAATTATTGTTTGAATTTTGTAATATTGAATTTAATAGTTTGTCAAATATATATCAATGTAAAATAAGACCTCTTATGACAATTAATGATGTAGACAAATCAATAAATCAATTGTCGATGATGTTTAAAAATTGGAGACAATACAAAGATATAAGCACAAATAGATCAAATTTTAAATTTGAAAAATCTAAAGTAACGAGAATTGTTGCATATGGTTGTAGTTATACAGCCGGAGATGAATTTTTAGATTATCAATTAAATCCCGATGCAGAAAAAATTAAAAGAGAAAAAGGAATAGAAGCTTGGTTTAAAATAAAAGAATCTTATGATCCTTTATTAAGAAAAAAACTAATAGAAAAACAAAAATTATTAGCTTGGCCTGCAATATTAGCAAATAAATTGCAGGTAGAATTATCTAATAGATCTGAAGGAGCAAATTCTCTTCCTAATATTTTGTATCAAATTGAACATGATATTTCAGAAGGTCTAATATCTGATACTGATTTAGTCTTTGTAGGATTGACTTCTATTGAGCGTTCTATATATTTTGGCAAACAGAAATCAAAAGCGGTATTATTAAAAATGAAAGAGCAATTTCCTTTACACCTTCAAGATTATCAAGCGCCTATAATAGAATTTAAAAATGCTATGTATATGTTTTATTTCTATTATCTATGTTGGTCTCGATTAATACAAATATCAGAAAAAAATTTAAACAACAAACTGTTAATTGTTCCTTGCATAAACGACGGAGGTTATAAACATTTTAAAGCTTCTTTTGAAGAGTATTTCAAAAAAGATATTGCTAGAATGCAACAAGAATGTTTATCACATCCTTCTTTTATTACAGATAAAAATCTCTATGATTTTGTAAATGATAAATCTACCGAAATTCACGGATGCGGACATCCTACTCAAATAGTACACAATAGATTTGTTGAGAATATTTTAAAAGTTTTAAAAGATTCCGTTAGTTGAATCTTTGATATCTTTTTTTAATTTATCGATATCGACTTTAAAATCTATTTTTTTAATTTCTTCTTTATATTCTTGCAGCGTATTAATTAATGTGTCTGCAATTGATTCTGGAGTTTGTTTTACTAATTCTGTTTTAATGTCAATCTCCCATACTCTGCCATCGCTAAATTCTAGATGTATTAATTCTAGATAAGCGACTGGCATAGTATTCATATAGAGATCTTCAAAGACCTCTGGCCACTCTTTTATTAAGTGGCGTGGAGGCTTAAACAACGGATTAGGCATCGGCTGATTCTTCTGCCTTCTTGACGGTTTTCTTAGTAGGCGGATCTAGTGAATCTGCTTCACGTCTTAATCTTGCTGCTTCTTTGTACATTGCATCTGCCTGACTACGATAAGAACGAGCAATATCTTTATCAGTTAGTGCTTCGTTGGTGCTTGCCTGCGCTCTTAATGGTGCAGGAATATCAGGATCTACAATAGGCTCAGATTCTTGTACTGTTTTAGTTGCGGTTTTTTCAGTTTTCTTAGGAGCACCCGAAACGAATGTATACAAATCGTCGATTGAACAATTCTTTTGTTCAGCAATTAAAACATTTAATTCAGACAACGCAATACTTGTTGTTGGAGTTGGAGTCATAACAACTGTATCTGTAGCAACCTTGTGTAAACGGTTATCTGCCTGCATTGCTTGTAGCATTGGGCGACCGTCTGGAAAACTACGCATAAACATAATTTCACCAAATTCAAAAGCATCCTGTGCCTGTGGAGTTTCAACAACTTCCATAATAGCGTCGTGATAGCTGTCGGGTAAATTTGCCACAGGTAGTACTAATGCTGTGTTTGCTTCTCCGGGCAATGTTCTAAATACTACAAGAACCTTTGCACCAGTATTGGCCATTTTGCCAACGTGTTTATATGGACCTGCCATGATTAAGCCTCCTTTTTAGACACAGCTTCTAAGAAAGCATTCAGTTTGTTAAACACCTTACCAACTGCTTCTAATTCTGCTGCTTTGAACGCTCCTCTTGTTGTTGCAACTTCGATAATATTTTTTAACGCAGCTAGATCGCTGATATTTAAATCGGGACCTTGTGCTGGCTGTTGCACTGGCGCTGCCTCTGGAGCAGCTGGTGCTTCTTGTTTTTGAACTTCGTCTGTCATTAGTTTCTCCTTAACATTGGACACGCTAGAATAAAATAAGTTAATTCTTTTTGATCTTCAAATCCGATATAAAAAGTAGATCGTAAAGAACCGTTTTTATCAATTCCTGGTTGTTTATTGATAAAATATCTACCCTTCAATTTTGTTTTGACCCAGTCTTCCAATCCACTAAAAAGTTCATTTTCTGTAACACTGATTTTTTTAAAATGCGGCGGCACAATATGTACTTTTCTTTGTTTTAAAACGTCAATAGGATTAAGATCAAACATCGTGAAAATATTTATAAGTGTGAGTTATTCTGACACTGATTCTTGGCTAAGTCTTTTTGACAGGGCCTTGTTATGACCCATTTTTCGAATGTCTCCGGAAAATAGATATAGCTCAAAAGCAGATTTTTCTTTCATTACAATAATGTGTTTTTTGTTGATAAAAAATGGAGAATCTATAAAATTATCTAACCAAATAAGAACCTGCGGTGTGAAAGCAAATTCTTGAGGAAAGTCTATTTTGTATGTTTTTATTTTAGCATACTCTTCAATAAAATTCAAAGCCTGCTCAGTCAATCTTAAACCGCCAGAATTTTTTGAACGAATGTTCCACCACCAAACGGCCTTATACTTTTTGATAGTATCTGGATCAGTTGCTAATCCTGCCGCCTCCAAGAATACCCGTGTATAGGTATCCTTAGTATCCATATTATTTTACCTCTTCACCGGTGGTAAGTTTATAAACTGCGAAGTCTGAAGTTTTAAAAAGTTTGTTTAATTTCTTTGCTAGGTTATATGCGTGACCAGGATTTGAAAATGATACTTTTTTATATTTAGGTCCTGGATAACTAGCAACCAAACTTCCGCTCTTTAAATTAAAAGGCTGGCCTTTATAGAATACAGCCCAGATGGCTTCACTATCAAGTATTTGTTCAATTTTGAACGTTTCCTTGTTAGCGTATTCTAATAAGACAGTCGGTTTTGGTCTACTCATAATATACGTGTTTCCTAATTAACCACGTATATATTTATGCCTTTTAAAATGTTCCACCATCAAACTTAACATCAATTTGGGTAGATGCTTGTTTGATTTCAGATAATAATTGGTGTATTTCAGTAACAGTTTTACCTAACTTTGATGTTAGGACGGCTAACTCAGAAGTAAGATCGCGAGCTTCTTGTATGGTAATTCTTATTTCTTTTTGCTGGCTTTTTTCAGCTATGGAAATTCGTTGAATTAACTTTTCAATAGTTGGTAGTGTAGTAGGAAGATTATTTTGAGACATTAGACAACACCTGTTTCATTTCAATCTCAGTTTTAAAAGGTCCTTTAAAAGGATAACGTTCAAGAGTAATTTTTTTAGGACAAAAACTCTTAACCCATCCTTTATCAAATTTAATAGTGTAATATCCTGCACAATACAAACTTTTACTATCTCCACTCTTTGTAAATAGCGGAAGTTTTTTTCGAATATCAAACATAGCATTATGCGGTTCTGTACTTGTAGGATAACCGTGAACCTCATTAGGCAAGGCGTTGTGAGATTCTTTAACAATTTTAACTGTAAAGAATGTCTTACCAAATTCTTTTGTTAGACTTTCTTTTGTTTCGTAAATCTTTATTCCGGATTCGTTACTCATTACATATCGATCGTCTTCGTTTTTTCTCAACGTCGCGACCTTTTCTCCGTCTTGTTCTACGATCCAAAATTTATCTGCAATGATGGCTTTAGCGTGTAACTCTGTCATAATTTCCTCCGTCAAACTATTTGTTATCATAGGGACATTGTTTCTCTTTGATTACTACTGTATTTGGCATTTAATGGTTCTGCGTAAGACTGAGCCTGTTCTGAAATCTTTTTTAGATCCCAAGTATTACAGAATTTCATTAATCTAATACCGACTTGTGTAACATCCTTATTTGCAGAGACGGCCTCTGCAATAGTTGTGGCAATAATTTCTTTAATATGGTCTGGTTGATGAGATAAGTCGATCAATCTGCGATTACGCTCGTAATCTTCTAATACACGATGCTCTACACCTTCGTGGTCAGTCCATCTCTGAAGCATGAGATTGTTCCACGCAAATCCTTTGCTTTTACGATCTTCGAACGCTTCTGTAAGACCCACTTTGTTTTTTGTGCCTTTAGTACGCACACCTGGATACGCTGAGAAGACATTATCACTGGTATCACCACGCATACATTTTTCAAACAAGAGCCATTCTGGGTTGGGCGCCGCTTTTGGTTCTTTAGTTTTTTTGTCAATAATTGATTTGCCTTTGTCATCAAAGAATCCTTCGTGTGTAATAGTTGTTTCCATTACACCGTTATATTGTTTCACATTGGGCGCAATTAACTGTGCAAAATCACTGTCTGTTGAAATGATCACGTGTTGATCCTGCGGATGACTTTGGATCCAGCCTGCAATAAGATCATCTGCTTCTAGTTGCGGATGTTGCATAACTGTGCAGTTAGTCTTATCTTTGATAAACTCTTTAAAGGTATCAAATGCTTCCCAAAACAGTTTATCTTCTTCTTGCTCACGTTCGTTCAAGGCAGCACGGGTTTCTTGACGATTACGCTTATACGGAGCATAATAGTCTTTTCGCCAGCTGCGACCTTCTAAACAGAAGATAACGTGATGACCTTGGAATTGTTGCCACGCTTTACGGATTGAATTTAAAGTAATATGAAAAGCCATACCGAGTTTAATATCAGCATCGCCGTTGATTACGTGTCGTGCGCGAAAAAAAGTATTCGCAGTATCAACTAAAATATAAGCCATTAATTGTTCTTCTTTACGCTCTGTATGTCTATAACACCTGTATTAACAGGACCGCCGTAGTCGCCATCGACAACCACGTTTGCACAAAGTTCACGGAACCAACGATCTACGATTTCCTCGTCATTATCGCCATCGGCACCATATCCTTCTTGCTTTAATTTTAACACAAAATGCTCGTTCCAGTCAAGCTCAAAAAAACCGTTGCGAATGTTATCTTGGTTAACGTGTGTATTTAGTACCCCCACCCACGGTTCTTTTTTACGATTAGCACGTTCTTTTGGACTCAGTTTAGCCAATTCTTCAGCTTCCTTGGCCTTTTCTGCAGCCTCTGCAGCCTTTTCGGCAATTTCTTTAGATGCTTCAGCAGCCTTTACAGCAGCCTCTGCTTCTGCTTTGATTTTATCAATACCTAGTAATTTTTCAATAAATTTGTTCATTAATTTTTACCCCATTGCACCTTAAGCCAAATTCTTTCCATTATATAATGTACCGCTGTTAGAATAATATGAATAAGAACAGCATCGCTTAACCCTGTCCAAATTGCAGTAATCAATAACGCAATAATTCTATAACTTACTGTCCGTACTACTGTTCTTGTTTTGGTCTCCATCAGGTTCCCCACTCGTTCTTGAAGAGAGGCACTTGTAGTCGATCACTGTACCGCCATCCTTTTCGCATTGCCATTTCTGCCACGTTACGATTGTTAAGGGTATACACGCTGTCAACTCCACCAACAGGCATAATATAAACAGGGCCCGTAAAACCTGCCTCGCGATATTCCTTAACAGCTCGTTCTGCATCTTTCAAATCCTCCTCAGAGGCTACTACAAATTTTAAGTATACATAACCCCAGTTTTGATAATCACAAACTATTTCTGGACGAATAGCATCTTCCCACTTTTCTCCAGAGCAAGGTAATTTAGCACTAACACTAAATGTAATTTCTTTGTTGTAATCTGGATGAGGCATTGTCCATTCTAACAAATAATCTTTAAAACTTTCTGACAGTTCTTGGGTGCCGTTTGTTTCAAAGGTAATTTCTTTTAGACCTGTCATCTTGGGATGACGCAACAAGTCTGGATAGGCACGTTGCCAACCTAGCAAAGGTTCACCACCTGTGATAACTAGGTGTTCGTCCTGCCATTCGTTGTGTGGAAGAATTTCCATAATGCGTTCAGCAATAGCATCGCTAGTTAGCATTGGACTTAGGTCTTTAAACTCTGGATGCCAACTAGCATAGCTATCACAACCTGTAGATACCAACGGCAATGCTTCGTATTTTTCGTAAGGAGATCTCTTGTGTTGAATAACAATATCATCTGCCTCTGTGCTTAGTTCACCTCTAGGCATACCAAACCCGGCACACTTGAAGTTGCAACCAAATATACGTAAGAAAACAGAAGGCACACCCATATAGCGGCCTTCACCTTGAATGCTGTAAAACAGCTCTGCGATTTTAATTTTACTCATTGTTTATTATACCTTTTTTTACAAAATTTGTCAAGTCTTCTTTGATCAAACTCCAAGTGCCATCTTCGTTATCGATCCAAATTAAATTATCGCCTTCTTTCCAACCTGCTTCTTTTAATAGGTCTGGAGGAAATGGTAATATACAATCTCCTGTTTCAGGATCTTCTTCAACATTAAGGGTCCAACTTTTAGATTCTATTTTTTTCGTCATTTTCTTTCTTCCAATGCTCGTAGTGTAATTTTCTACACTCTTCTTTAACTTTATTGGGAATATCCGGATGCCATTCTGCCATTCCGCAATCGTATATTCTTGTTTGAGGTTGCTTAGAACCTACTAAAATTAAAATAAAAAATATAGCAAAAATTGAAACTACAACAAGAATGTTTTTCATATGTATTCACTTACTAGTATCTTGCACATAAGTCCATCGTGTTCATTATGAAAATGAAATTTCATACATTCTGTACTAACTTCAGTTCTATATCTATCTCCTGGCAATCCAAATTTTTCTACAATAGTTGCAGTTACATTATTCCAAAATGGCATATTATTTGTTTTTTCGTTCCACGGAACATTAATGGTTACCATTTACGATAGTTTCCTTTTTCTGGAATAACGTGACGAACACCTCCTGTGGGGTCTTCCATATCACCTTTACGTCTTGGAATAAGATGAACGTGTGGCCAAGGAACTGTTTGTCCAGCAGCTGGGCCGTAATTCATACCTATGTTAAATCCGTCCCATTCGCCTTGTTGTACTCTCTTAATACCGTCTCTAACTGCATCTTCAAAACAATCCATTAGAACAGCAACGGTATTATATTTAGGTACAAATAAAAGATGACCCTCTGTTACCGGATAGATATCACGAAATACTTTTACGTGATAATCTTCTTCTATAAGTTCTGTCCACGGCGCTTTAGAATCTTCGATAAAACTAGGCTCGGCGGGAAATATTTTGTTTATATCGGTCATTTTTCTATAAGTTCCTTTATTATATTATATACAATTTTATTACCGTTGTCAGTATAATGATTTGTGTAACCTCTTTCTTTGCTCCAAAGAGTTGAAAAATCTGTATGATATTTTTCTATGGCTAATTCGGCAGCAATCTCTAAATGCGAAATACTAATATATTTTGTTTTTATTAAATTGTTTATTTTGTCTCGAATTAAATTATAGATATCAATTTGATATTCGTCGTCGTAGTGATATCTAAAAAATAGTTTAGCTGACAATAGATTAAAGTTAAAAGGATTAAAATGATTTTCGATATCGTGATATATTAAGTCACAATTTTTTCTAAATCCTGATTTTTGTATAGGATGATTTTTTGTATGAACCCTGCTAGGACTTGTATGACTGACTATCACAACATCAAATGATGTCGTGTTTACACTTTCTATTTGTTTTAGAATTTTGTATTCGCTTATTCCAGGTTCTGATAAATTAGTAACATCGTAATCTTTAGCCAACAGATTAACCCAGCCTGTGTTTGAATCAGGCCAAACTGCTGAAAAACTATCTCCAGCAATTAATATTTTTTTAAACTGGTTAACCATGGAATATAATGTTTGGCAACTAATTCGTGATAGCTAGTATTGTAGTGTTCTTTATCTTCAATAAGAAAATTTTCGTGATTAAACCCTAATTGCTTTGTAAATGATTGAACTGTTTTAGAAGCAATTCTAGTATTTTTAAGTTTTCCGTAATAGTCAAACTGCGTTGGAAATTTTAATCTATCTGTAAAATTAAACAGATGTAAAGGCACTCCGTGGTCTGCGCAGATATTATCCCAGGTGTAAACACAATTTAAAAATTCTCTTTTTTCTACATAGGTATTAAGTTCGAAAAACAATTTAACCTGCATATATGTATGTTTTCGAAGATCCGGAACAATTAATCCATCAGTAGCACTAAATTCAACACCCGGATAATTTCCGTAATCGTCGTAAGTTGACTTGTTTAATAGCTGCATTGATTTTTCTCTAACAATTGCATCCATATATCTATGAATATTTTCATCGTCTGAATCGCACTTGAAAGTGAAATAATCAGATGGAATACAATCTTCTTTAGAAATATCGTCGTATGCTATAATGAATCTATTAAATGATGCTAGACAAATAAAGACCTCATCAATGTCATCGTACAAATTAAACATCGATATAAGCCAATCGGTATATAATCTGTTTGATGCACCAGACATAGCATAAACAATGACTGGCTTATTGTTTAATTTACTGTAAATTTCTGCATAGTTGTTATCGTTCCATTGACTAAAACTGCCTACGCCTTTACTGTTCAAAACTGAAGTGTAGCCCATTGTGTGACTATCTCCAATGAATAAAGTTCTACCCATCAATATCCCTTATTTTCTTTTGGTAGAGAATCTTCGCGAATAACAAATTCTCTCCCACCTAGGCTACCAACAAACGCTCTAGTATTCTCTTTATATACCATTTTAATTTTTAAAGTTTGAAAAGCAACTTCTAAAAATGCTTTAGGTTTGTAACCTAAAACGTGCATATCAAAATCTTTACCTGCATCTGTGCAATGTACCTTAACCTGTGCGTCGATCATTTTGCCCACCAATCTTCGTAAGGAAATTCTATCCAAACATCGTTTTCTGCCTTATTGACCTCAAATCCAACATAGTCCATTTTAACATTACACCCGCTGGCAAGATTATCTACAATTACAGCAAAGCGTACACTATTGTTCCAAATCATATCCCAACGCTCATCGTGAGGAAAGCAACTGCTACGCCAATCGTCCATAATCCAATTAAGTGTAGCACCGCTATCGTTAATATCGTCTACAATAAGAATCTGTTTACCTGCAAATGCATCATCAGCCATCCATAGATTGCTTTCACTTGCTGTATGATCACGTAGGCTTACATTGAGTGAGTGCATTGGCACATCTAACCAATGACTAATCATAACAGCAGGGAGCAAACCTCCCCGTGTAAGTCCTACAATGTAATCAGGTCGCCAAGTACCAAAGCTACGGCAAATTTTACTAACGTTTACTGTAAATTCATTAAAATTAATTATGTGCTTGTTCATATCGTGTTTTTAAATATTGTTCGTGTTGTACCCATTTACCGTTAACATCAAATCCCCATTCACGTTGTTTAGGGCCTGGCATAAAGATTGTCCAACATTCTACGCCCGGTTCTAATTCTACACGATGAAAACTTTTTGCCTTACAAATTCTAAAGTGTCCAGGTCTTCTCCAAAAGCGACCTTCTGGAGTAGTTTCCCAATAACCACCTTTTAGAATAAGTGTGGCATAAGGCCAGGGATGATCGTGAAGATCATCTGGATCACCTTTTAAAAACTTGTGTAGGAAAATGTTAAATGGAAAACGGTCTCTATCTTTTAGAAATAGATAGTAGCGTTCTAAATATGGTTCGTCAGCTTCACGATCCATAACAATACGTTTACGACCCATACGTTCTAAGAGATTAAGAAACCATTTCATACACGATCCTTTAACCAAGCATCAACTGTTGCTTCTGCTTCTTCTTGGGTAACTGCATACGCATAAATCCAATAGCAATCGTCTTTGCCCTTAATATCAAAAGGTACAGGACCATTAAACAGAATGCCATCTTCTAGCATACGTTTTACTTCAAACTTCTTTAAATTTTTAGCACGATTAATTAAATCGTTAGCCATATCTACGGAATTACTCATCGCGGTGCAAACTCCTGTTGTAGTTTAATGTTATCAAAGAATTCCTTCTTTGTACCTGGATCATCTTTAAACGCACCTTTCAATACTGTAGTCTGCGTTAAAGAACTATGTGCCATAATACCACGGTTTTCACAACAACCGTGAGTGGCTTGGATGTAAACACCGAGGTCGGATGCAGCAGTGGCACGTTCTATTTCTCTAGCAATATCGTTGGCTAGTTCTTCTTGTAAGGTACCGCGACGAGCGCACCACTGAGCAATACGAGTGTACTTAGACAAACCAATAAGTTTTTGTGCGGCGATGATGCCAATGTAAGCGACACCACTAACGGGCTGATGATGATGACTGCACATAGAGCGCAACTCACTACGTACCACCAACATACCTTCGTAGCGATCTTCTGAGTCATTTGGAAATGCTGTTGCGCTTGGTGATGGGTCATATCTACCTGCCATAATTTCGTTGAAGTACATCTTAGCCAGTCGACGTGCTGTACCTTTTGAGTTAGGATCTGTTTCTCGATCGATTAGCAAACGATCAAGAACTAGTTCAAATGCTTCAGTTGCTTCTTCAATTAAGATTTCTTTATCTTCTTCGCTGACATAATCACTGATATTGTCACCAGCCCAAAAACGTTTGCCTTCGCGTTTCATTTTAAAGCGAAGATGATCGCCTAAGTATGCTTCTTCATAGCCACCATCGCCTGCCATAGCGTCTAGTGCTGTTTCTTGTTTTTTTAATTTCAATTAAATTCTCCGAGTTAATGTCGTGGATGACATAATAAGTTATTTTAGCATCTCTAAGAGATTATCGCAACTAAAATAATTCTTAGTTAAACGATCTACCTGTTTATTTAGGCGAGGTAGATAGGATTCGTAATTTTCCATATAATGGACAATTCGATCTACTATTGCTCCTCTATGTGCCCTATAAGAATTAAAAGATTCTGTCCACTCTGAAGGATAAGAAAAATCTTTTAATGCCATTTCACTGTAACTGAGTCTGTCTGGAACCATAGGAATAGTTTTAGTAATAGCACCTTCGTACCAACTAATTCCAAGTGTTTCTTGTAGGTTAGCACTAAACACTAGTTTAGATTCGCCTAGCATATTATGATATTCGTTTTTTGTAAGTTGACGTTCTTGACAAACAATAAACTCATATTGAGGAAGTTGTTCTTTTAAGTCATAAAATATATCGACTTGTTTCTCTGGAGCAATACGATGCGGGAAAAGAATAATGTTTTTCTTTTCCATTTCGCTGTACATACTTAAGGTATCTACCATATATTCCATTGGCCAACCTGTACGCATAATTTTATGTTTGGCAAACTCTCTAACAATGTTGGAGTTTTCATAACCTAACAGATTTTTACAGAACATTTCGATATGAAATTCTGTAGCGAACCAATTATAATCGATTGCGTGATAGAATGCTTTTTCTGAGTGTCTAACCCAAGGAGTGTCACCAATAAGTCGACCTAAGAAATCTTGAGGATCATATGATCCGGCGTGCCACAATGCGTGAATTTTTACAGGAATCTGTAAAAGCTCACTCATATATTTTAAGTTTATGATGCCAGGGTGCCAAGCATCAGTAAAGATAAAGTGATCATTAGGAGCCACTGATCCATTGCAAAACAACCGACCCATTTGCTCAACTTGACTAGACTTATATATATTGGTGCCACCAAAATTAAGAAAAGCGCCAGGAGTGGTTGCACTAGGAATATCCGTAGGGCCAGATATAATTTGAACATCGTGTCCTCTCTTTTTAAGAAGTGCAGGAAGGTGGGTTTTCCACTCGCCTGTGTAACGAGTTTCTACTGCCTCAAGGTCGACTAGGAAAACCCGTGCCATATCAACGACCTCTGCGATCGTAGTTATTGTTTCGACCTTCGTAGTTATTACTACGACCTTCAAAACGTGGCTTATTACCTTGGTAAGGTCTACGAGGACGCTTACTTGCCAAGTAGGCTTGGTAATTTGCAGAATCTTTGCGATAAAGATCTGCAGGATTAAAATCACGCAACTCAAATCTGCAGAAATCGAGATACGCATCTAGGTCATCAAAGACCTTAACAACATCAGGACGACTTTCAAAGTAATCGATGTCCTTGTAGTTTTTCATCTTACTTTCCTTTAATATTTGATGAATGAACCATTTTCTCCGTCTTCGGAGACCTCAATCCAAACCTCGCGGCCTGGATACTTATTGGAGATAGCGTCATACAAATCGTCTGACATCATCTCGCAACTCTTAAAGTCTAAACTAAGTGTAGCATCTTTATAAAGATTCTGCAACCATCGTTTAAACTGAATAAACTCAATATCGCGGTCATTATGTGTTACGCTAATCCAAACTTTAAAGTGAAAGATATGACGATGTGGATAGCCAAGGAAGCTAACATCATACTCGTCACCTGTAGCAAGGCTAGAATCTGTAAGAGCCGCTGGATATTTGTGCATACCCTCTTTTTGAAATGTAACCCAAATCATTTTATTGGGTCTTTGGTCTTGCCTAATAATCATACTGATAACAGTCCTTTACACAATTCACCGACTTCCTCTTTAGTTAGATGAAAATTGTAGATACTTGTATCGTCAACATCACCGTCTTTATTTAGGCTTTCTTGAATAAAATTTACAGCATATAGACCTTTGGGTGCAACGCACTCCCAAGATTCTACACGCATACGGAATCCAGAATTTTCTTTAATTGTAAATTCTTTAATTTTTAAATCAGGGTGTCTCATCTCATTGCCTCCATCATAACAATTTTACTTAAGCGATCGCCTAGGTCTTCATTTTCAGTAACTACGTGCATAGTGTTATGATTGCGATCAGTCTTTCGATCGTAACCTCGAGTCTCTACAACGTACCCACCACTGGCTTTGTAAATCTGTAAACGAATACCGTCAGATTGAAGACGATCAGCTTCTACAGCCAAGGTTGGTACTGCATCCATATCGTCATTGTCGCTATTGAGCCAATTACGGATACGCTGTTTAAATGTAAGTTTCATTTCTTTCCTTTTTACTCTGCGAGCAGGGCGAATAGCTGATTGTTTAGCAGTCGCATAGTTTATTGCCTGTCCAGTACTCATTTAATAATTTCATCCTTGCCATATTGATCCCAATCTGTGAAGCGATCTCTTCCCAGAAGGTCCTGTAGGTTATGGCACCATACCCCAGGGTTAGTTGCACAAAAATCTTTGTCGTCGATCTTTAGTGTAGCATTATAACCAAGTTGATTGATATAAGGTAATTTTACACTAATCTGCGGAATAAATCTACGCTTTTCGGTTAAACCGCTCTCGAGCAATCCTTCCGTTTCCTTAACATCAAAGTCAAGCGTACACCAGAAACCGTCTTCTGCATCTAGACAAACGTAGATCATATCTTCCCACGGACGCCAAGTTTCTACATCATTAACGCCATTAGTTTGGAAACTTTGATTAGCACCAAAATAGATATGCTTGCAGTTATGATTACGTGCAAGTTCCATAATAACATATGGGTCGTGAACACCTACAACAAATAAGGTCTTCATTCCAAATGCAGGAGTGCGTTCAATCTCCACACCAGTGAAGAATGTAATACCTTCGCTGACTCCGTCTGTGTAATCACGCTTCATTCATTTTCCTTAAAGTCAATAACATTGCCATCTTCGTCGGCTTGGATAATACGACGATAACCGTTTTCGCCTTCAATCACAATAGGACCCCAAATCCACATTTCGCTATCACTAGAAGACCAATCTCTGCTTTCTAGTGCATCGTAATAGCCATCTTCTTCCATTGCTTCTTCAATTTCTGCTTGCTCATCTTCGTCAATGTCATCTGGCCATTCTACGTCTGCCCAACAACCGTCAAAGGTTGATTCGAGCTCAACTTCTTCAATATTATTATAGTAGCAGTTGTTAATATCTATGCTGTCTTTAGATCCATCACCGCCTGGTACATAATCAAACTCAAACTTTGGCGGGTTTCCATCGTTAGTATAAACAATCCAAGATCCTCCACGCCAACCAGTTTTGTGAATAATTTCTTGTCCGTCTTTAGTAAAGTGTTCGTGTTCTTCAATAGACTTTTTGTAGTATGTACTTACAGTCCAAGCGGTAAGTTCTTTCTTTTCTGTAGTTTCGTCGCTACTATATGATGGTGAGGTATCGTCTGATGAAAAAGGCCAAGTTGCCATAATTATTTTTCCTTTTTAGCAAATAATCTTTTAATGGACTGAATTAAATTATAGTATCTAAAATGATAATTGTCAAGAAATGCTGAGCTCAAAAGAGGTTCTCTATGCGGACATCTTCCTTGATTCCAATCACAATTTGGTTGAATTTGTAAATTACAGGTTTGGCATTTCATTCTTCCAACCCCGCCTGTTTTGCCCTTAGCATTTCGATCTCATCTTTTAAAAAGAGTCGTTTCTTTTTAAGTTCGTGAATATTCTCTTCCCCAAATATTCCTGTTCTTTCCATATCGTCTACTTTTTTATCAAGCATACGATGTGCTTCTTCCAAGTGCTTAATTCTATTTTCGTACATATTAAACCTCTTCAAATAAAGTTGTGAACATCTTATTTGTATAAGAATATTTCTTTTTGTGATCTCCAAACATTTTACTTTTTTCGTTATGGCAATTTGCGCACAAGATTTTTAAATTGTCTGAAGATGTATTGCCTTTATCACCGTCGTGATGATCTATGGTAAGACTTCTATACGGATCTCTACAAAACCATCCAAGGTATCCTGATTGGTTTTCGCATCCTTTTGATTGCATCCATTCGTCCACTTCAAACCTTAACACAGTTCTATGAAGATTGCAAAAAGTTTTCCATTTCCAGGTAGGTGTACCATCTTTTTTAACATAACCTTTATGGTACCCTACTTGAGTATTGCAACCGGGTAAACTACATTTAGGAGCGTGATTCCTAGATAGAGATCGCATTTTAAGCCTTATTCAACTTTTAAATTATCCAACTCTTCGTCTTCTCTGTCGTCAGTCCAAGGAACTTCAACAGTTCCATCTTCTTTGACTTCATCAAAAAGACTATCTACAATGTTAGTAACACCACCACGTAGACGAGCACCTTCTAAGTTTTGTAAAAATCCAAGACGTTCTGCTTCAGCAATCATTTCAAATGCTTCTTCTTTAGTCTTGAGTTCAAACAATTCTTCAACAAATCTATTAAAATACAGAATGTTGCGCGGTACCCATTCTGAGTATTCATCACTTTTATCTGCATCTTTAACCTTGCGCCAGTGTCTCCAATCTGGTCTGTGACTTGCATATTCAATATCTGCTAGATTATTAGATCTTTGAACAGCACGAATGTGACATTCAACATTATGACCCATCATTAGAGCATAGGCAAAACTATCCCAAGAAGTTTTACCTTCTTTACCAATCTTGTTTAACATTCCCGGTGCATAGTGGCAAATATCAGCGACTGTAAGTCTGCGACCAAAATCGGATTCGAAAGGAAAAGGTATATCGTGCCGTCTGGCAAGACTCTTATTGTCCGGGGCTTTATCCATGATAACAGAGAATCGCTTATTGGTATGTTGGGCGTTAGTATATACCAATCCGTGAGCTGTTGCGATGAAAGGTGATGCGCAGTCAAAGGAAATTGTGAAGTTTTCATTTACGTGCTTTCTAATTTGACGCTGAATGCTTGTTAGATAACAAGCCCAGTCCAACTGTGCAGTACCCAAGAAGTGCATCCAATCCTTGCCTTCTAGCATACCGTCAAACCGCATAGTAATCAGTCTACGTAGTGTAATAGGCATCTTACACATATTAGCACCACCCATAGCCCATCCTTCTGCGGCTCTGTCTCCGTACTTGCTAGTATCGGAGTATTCTTTTACACCCTGGTACCACGCTTCTGCGTTTTCCCAGTTACTACCCTGTAAAACATTTAACAGTTTAGTACCGCCATCTTTTGCACCTAAACGATTTTGAATAAAATATTCATTGTTAAATCTTGTTTTATCTAAACAATCTTGAAATGATTTTAAACCTGTCTTTGGACTATGAATATGGTCACAAGCCCAGGTCGGAACGTCTAACATCATTGACCAATCAGCAGTAACATCTAGCCAAGTTAAGATCTTTTCGCGAGTTTTATTTGCTTCTGAGCCTTCAAAATTTTGCCAGTCGAACTTAATAACACCTTTACCGATCTGATAACCGCCTGAATCACCTAATATCATAGTAGCGTTACGATCACGTTGTTGAATCATAGATTCTTGTGTGATACTTTTATTAATGTCTAACTGTGCGTGACCTGCTGAATACAACGCATATTTGTAATAAAAATAGCCTTGCTCTGGATTCAAGAAGTTCATACCTTCAATGCCGCGATCAAATCCTTGAGGAACGCGATCGTCTGGAATAAATTTTTCTAAACGTTGTTTTGCAACGTATGTAGAATAGAAAGAACTAATAGCAGGTAAGTAAACCGCATAGTCTTTCTGTAATGGTGTTAAATCAACTGGTTGTTGTTTCATAATCTCTCGCTAAATGTGCTGTAAGTTCTACTCTTGTCTTTGCCTGTTCTAATTGGTCTAATGCAATGCGAACTGCTTCGTTAGTTGTTGCTAACTTGTACCATTCTTCTTCTTGCTTCATACGTTTAATAGCCCAGTCAATGGCTTTTTCTGCGTCATTATTTAGGCCTACGTTTGCAGACCCTGCATAAATCTTCATCCACGTATGGCCATCAAATACTTCCATATCGCTGCCGTTTAATCTCAACATACCTTGAGAAGGATTTGACATATTAGATGACACATAGGGAAGCGAACTTCCCCCTGCGGCATACATATGTTTGCTGGAACTACTAACGTTATTAATCATTAGGCCGCCTGTGCTGGAATAATGTATTTGTATGTTGCCAATCCGCTGTCTAGAGTGATTTGGATAGCACCTTCATTTGACAAACTCATCTTTGTGTTGTTGACATCGGCAATCTTAAGAATGCTCAAGATTGGAAGCACCGGCCAAGTCCAACCACGATCCAGTTTACCTGCAACGTTCTGTGCAAAAATAAACTCACCGCCGTGTGTGCTTGCATCACCAAAGATAAATTTCAAATTGCCACCGTCAGTTTTTGCAAGGAATGTTGGATGTTCGCTGTTAGCACCAGCTTGGAAATTAAAACGCTGTACAGCAGCAACGGTTGGCTCTAGTTCAACATCCCACTTAACACCGCGGAACTTAACAGTCTTCATCTTTTCGTTGATGATTTCCTGATTCATAAAGCGATAGTCGTTGCGGAAATCGCCGTCTTTGTTTTCAAAGTGGATACCGACGGGGATAGTTTCACCATTACGTTCTGCTGATGTGATAGTAATTTTTGCATCATCCTTGTATTCGCTGCCATCTAACAAATATTTCAACTTGTTAAGTTGCGGCATACCAAATACACCAATCATATCTGGATAAGGATTAGCAGTTTCTGCATCCATAATAACTGAACGGTCATCTGCCATTGAGTTAATTGTAGTCTTTTCTTCTGTGCCTGTAACTTTGACTGTGGTTAAAAAGCCTAGGTTTTGTGTATGTGACACAATGTCTTGTAAAATGTCTTTCATTTAGATATCTCCATGTATATTAAGATTATATTTAGATCGTGAATAAAAATCAACCTTGAAATCACTCAAAATCAAATAATTTGCTAAAGGTATTATCATTTCTAGTAGAACTGATATCCCATTCTAGTACTCCAATTAAGTTTTCTAATTTTTCATCGATAACAGTAGTTTCCATCAAACCGTCATCGAATGGTAAATCTTTAAACCATTGAGGTAAACGTAGTTCGTCTACAGGATATGCTACTGACGTATATCCCATAGGATTGTCTTTTAATTTGCAGACAATGACTTTTGCTCCGTCGACGATTTGCATTGAGTATTTGTCGTCGTAGAGGCGTTTGAGCGTATTCCAATTAAGGCTTGCTCTAACATGACCAGGCATATTTGCCTTGCCAGCTTTCTTCTCTTTACTGGCGTATTCTGTAATGTTGTTTGCACGTTTTGGTGATCCTTTCTCCCATCCTGGGCGTGTTTTAAAATCTGTTCTAAAGTCTGTAATAAACTCTAGTACTTCTTCTTGCGGAGCTCCATTAAGAACTTTTGTAAGTACGTCACTTAAAAAGTCTTGGATAACAACCGGGGTATCTGACCTTTTGAGGTCAAGCCCCATTGCTTTGA